GTGTGAACCTAGAGGATCTCTTCCCCTAACACCACTATCTTTTCCATACTTGTTAGGTTCCTTTGGTCTACCAGCACCTTCAAAACCACCCTCTGGTGCTCCACCCTCATCATCTAACTCATGACCACTTCTACCTAAAGCTAAATCAGATGGTGTACCTTGTGATTCACCAGTCTTAGCAGGATCGTTACCTTCGGTTTCTATCTGTTGTCTTCTAAATTTTGTTTTATAATCAAAAGCTATTTGTTCATCCATCTCTTTTACTTGGTCTTCTGTAAAGTTAAATATATTTTTATAAATCCACTCTGTAGAAAGTAGACCATCTCTTACCATTGATTCTGCAAGAGAAGTTTTATTATTCCATAACTCAATCTTTTCTTGTTCGTATATTGTAGATGGGTTTGTAAGAGTCAATTCAAAATTAGTTAATTCCGAATCTTGGTATCCTTGTGCATATAAATGAACAATTGCAATCTTTGTTAACTCGGAAAGGGTTATTCTTTGTATTCTTTCTATAGTCCTAGCAAAACGAACATCTTCTGCAGCTAATGTTGCCTTAGAACCAATTCCCTCTTCATATCCTAAAAATGCTTTTGGGATTCTAAGTGCAGATAATAGTTTGTTTTTTAAATATTCAATATCTTCTGTTGCTTCATATGTTAAACCTGGAAGAGACTCAATATTTGTACCACTATCACCACCACGAACTGGTAAGAAAAAATCCTCAGTAATATTTTGCATATTATATTTTAAGTTATAATCACCAGTAGTCTCATCAACAACAGGAGCTTTCTTCATCTTATTGATAACTTGTTGCATGTAGTTGTCAACTTCCGATGGTGGTATGTTACCAATGTCTAGTTTGAAAACTCTTTTTTCTGGTGCCCTCATTATTCTATGAATTAACATAGCATCTTCCATAAGAGTTAATTGTTTATATATTTTACGACCACCTTCTATTTGAGATTTACCATAAGGTAAATAATTAGAATCTGATAATAATCTAAAATGAGCTATTTCGTAATTTTCTAACTCTTCTTTAGTAGAAGATTGTTCTTGTTTATACCTAGCTTCTGTTGTAGAGGTTTCTATTAAGAATTTTACATATTCAGGATTTTCAGGATCTATTCCCTCTAATCTTGATACATCATAAACAGGTAGAGGAACTACATTTGTAATACCATATTTTTCATGTATCTCTAATTTTAAAAAGAAATCACCATACTTACACATATTACGAATCCATGGCCATAGATTAAATTCTATGTTTACAATGTCATAAAAAAGATTATGTAATATTTCTTTTATTTGGTCATTATCTGTATTGATTTGTAATACTTCACCATACTCAGATTTCATTGTAGACTCATCTGCATATATATCAAGTGCTGAAGATATAATAGCATCTGAATCCATCTGTTCATAATCTTTAAACAGATTAAGTCTCATGGATTTCGTCATCAATGCATCTGAGTATCCACTAAGACCTGCACCTGTAAATATTTTTTGATATCTATCTATTAAATTACTTTTAGAAATAGATTGTGTACGACTAGTATCACTAATTTTTAATTTTCTCCCACCAACGTTTCTAACAATAACGTTAGTTGAAAATAATCTTTGTAGTCTGCTAAATAAACTTGTATCAGCCATTTTATACCTCTATATTATAATAACCAATCTAATGATTCTTTTTCTTTTCTTATCTCCATTGTCCAAGAATCATTTTGGTTATTTGTTGGTGTATAAACACCTTGATTAGATGTTATACTATTCATTGCTTTTTTCTGAAGTTCTATACCCTCAGCTCTTAATCTTAATGCAGTCTCTCGTATCCACAATCCCATGGCATAAGACATTACAAGGTCGTCATTATATCCTGACATTGCTTCTGCCCTACTACCATTATATATAAATACAAACAACTCGTCAATTAATCGATTTGAACGTACAGTTACTAACTTCTCTCTAAAAAATTCTTCTAATTTTGATATTACGAGTGGTCTTGTCTTTTGTGTTACCGTAAATCCTGGTACTAATTGTTTTTCAGCACGATTTATTTTATTATTTACCTGTCTATGTACATCAACCACTTGTAAATCTTTACTCATATAAAACAAGTTCTGATATTCCCTATCAATACATTGTTGTATAGTAGCCCAACCAATATTGTTGTTCTCTATAACTAGTAAAGCATCATTATATTCAATAGAAATGTTCACTAATAGGTTTCCAAAATCTCTTGTAGACATTCTACCTTTATATTCTGCTACTTGTTCTAAACTTTCAATATCTAATATATGAAATGCTGAATAATCTGTTGAATCTCCACGACTTACGTCAGCACATACTATATAATCTTTTGTATAATTTGGTGGTTCCCATATCCAAACGTTACTATCTATACCTCTTTTTTCAATTGGTTCTTTTACTTGAGTATTTTTATACTCTTCTAATATGATACCATCAACGACAGATTGACCAGAAGTGATGAAGTCACAATCACATTCTTGAGCAGCTAGTGAAGGACCTAAAAGTGTATCTTGTTCTTTTCTCCACTCATCTGCTCTATCAGGATGTACAGTCCAATGTAACTTAATAAAGTTAAAATCATTTAATCCATCTTCTGCATCCATCCAAGTTCTATGAAACCAATTACCAACACCATTAGGTGTAGATAATGCAATACATTGACCACCAGTAGATAGTGTCTGAGAAGCTGCAGCCCATATACCATCAATCTTATCAATAAACGCTGCCTCATCAAGTACTAATAAAGATAGTGCTTCTGAACGACCACTATCTTCACCACTCGATACAGCTTTTATCTGTGAACCATTTTTGTATCTCAATGACAATTTGTTATCTTCAACACATTTTTGTTTTAACCAAGATGGTAAGTTGGCATGCATTACTCTTACCTTAGTTACTAAATTTTTTGCTACCTCTTGTTTTGTAGCAATAACCAATATGTTTTTGTCTTGATGAAATGTCATCATCCACAATGAATATCCAGCTGTAATTGTAGATATACCCAATTGTCTAGCTTTTAAAATTATATTAAAACGATGTTGAACAAAATCTTCAATTGTTTTTTCTTGAAAATCATATAATGCAAACGGTATTTTACCTTTTATTGGATGTTGTATAAAACAAAACTTTTTTAAGAAATAAGTAGGATCTGAAGCACACTTTATATACTCTTTCTTTATTACTTCCTTTAATTGTCCTTGTTTGTTTCTATTCATTTTATGTTAAACTATCCTCTAAACTCTGTAAATATTCTAATGCTTCATCAGCTTTTTCAACAATAGCAGCTTTGTCTATGTCCCATTTTTCTTTATCTATAGAATGACCATCTGGTCTAAATTGTTGATAAAATTCAGGTGCATCTTGTTTTTTAAATTCTTCTATACTTTGTTTTTGGTCACGTATCCATGCTAATTTATTTTTTCTTTCTTTATCAGCTTTCCATTCATCTAACTTACCTTCTACTGAAAGTTTATTTTCAAACTCTATCTGACAATTGAAACAATGACCATATGATAACCACATTTTATTATCATGTCTACTTTTCATTATCTTATCACACTTAGGACAAAACCAAGGCATACGAGCTTTTTTCATTACATCTGATAGTGGACTTATTTGGTCACCACTAACTTGTTTCTTACCCTCGTAACCAACTTGTACTCTTTTTTCTGGTGCACCTCCGTCTAAAATTGATTTCAATGCATCGTTTTGTCTTTTACTTTCTTTACTATATCCTGCCATAACCTCTCCTATACGAATTTTAACATACCTAAGATTTGATTTGCTGGAGCAAACGCACCAGTATACTTATATAATTTTCCTTTAAACACAAAAGTTATACCCTCTGATGGTACGACTGACTTTAAACCACCAATTGCATTTAATCTATCTAATTGAGTCTTCAATGTGTTTAAAACTTTCGGGTCTTTTGACTTTTTTACCTTGTTTATTGCAGATTTTAAATCTTTTCTTATCTGTTGAGCTGCTTTTGATGGATTTGCTGCTATAAAGTCACTAAGATTAGATAAAATTTCAGCACCCAACTCAAAAAACAGAACTTCCCAATCTCTAATGTGTTCTTTTTGTAATTTTGCGTGGTCAATCTTGTCTGTGGTCAAAAACCAATCTAAAAATTTAGGATATTTTTCTAAATCTTTTTTAATTTGAGGAATTTTGTAAGATTTATCTAAAAATGCCCATCTTTTTGTTAATTTCATGATGATATCGTTAGACGGATTCTTATAATCGGTCTGTTTTGCACCATTATAAATGTATTCCATCCAATATGCTTGATGATAATCAGATAAAGTGTCGGTATCACCTAAATTATATTGATTTTGTAACTTTTTCAACTTACCTAAAAAGTAACTTTGTCTTTTTGAGAAGTCTTTTACTTGTGGTAGGTTGGTTATAAACGGTTTTGTGATACTATACGTCTTCTGTATGTTTTGATTTATCTGTTTTATCATACCAGCTAACATTCTAGCACTACCTCTGTCCTCACCAATAGGAGAACCAGCAGCGTCGTATTCAATTGTACCATGAAATTGTAATAGTGATTTATCATAAGGTATAACATTTGCTGTTTTAGGATAAATTACTTCCAATGACATGAATTTTTTACCCTCACCAAATATTTTGTCTTTTTGTTTTTTACTTAACCCCTTTAAAGCTTTTTGTAAGTCTCTCATAGCAGATACAAATGCATATTCTATATCACCCCTACCAGCAAACATACTTTTTATACCACCAATACTAAGAGCATTAGCACCATGATTTTTAATATGTCCTTTGTTACGAGCTGCGATAAGTTTATTATTTTTCCAACTTATCATTATATTTTGACCATCTGTTTTTTCTGTAACTGCTCCCTCACTATCAAGCTTACCTTGTAAGGTATTAATAATTAGTGTCTTAAAATCTGAAAATGTAAGATTTTTGTCATCAAAAGGATGATTGAGATGTCCATAGGCACCACCTTCAATTAATAATTCTACTTCTTCATTTAAATTAATCCTATCAATAATATTTGTTTTTTTATGTTCTTTAACATCATTGTTTTTTGATTTTGGATTTACAGGTCCTTCTAAATATATTTTAGATAGTTCTGCAGAACGTTCACTAAAAGTTCTTGTATACGATTCTGTTAATTCATCTGGTTCTTGTAATGTAATTATTACTGTCATTTTACCACCTTTAAATGACCTTATTTTTTCTACAGAAATAACTTTTGCTTTTGATTTGGAACTACGAGTTATTTCACCTTCATGCCAGTAATCACCTTGTTGGTCTTTCTGACCATCTACATACAAACCCCTAAGTTCACCATTTGAATTTGGTTTTATTCTAAACAATACTGATGTTTTACTTTTCCTTCCAAATTTTGAAAAATCAGGTGATAGTGAATCTTCTTCTTGGTTTGCAAAACCTCGTGCAGTGGTTTTACTAATACTAAATCCACTTGCTCCATGTCCATCTTCATCGGGTATTTCAACCATTTCTCCTACTACAAAATCATCTAATAAATCATCTATATGTTCTGGTGAAACATGTATACCTCTTTCAATTACACCATCAACTTTTGTAATTGTGGTATGAGATGCATCACTAATTATTTCATTTCTTTTTCGTACTTCTTCTTCGGTAGTCTGTCCATCTTCAATAGCATTTTGAATTGCTTGGTATCCACCTAATATTTTCCAACTATGTATTGCGTTTTTTGTTTCTTCTTGTTTTTCTGGTGGTAAATTACTGAATTGAGTTTCGTATTGTTCAGTCATTTTTTCATGATATTTTTGCATTTCATCACTATTCATATCATCACCAGGATATGTAAATTTTTCGTTAAAATCTCGTTGTTCACTTCTATCTCTTATTTGGTCAACACCATCTTTTCCTATATTTGGTTTCCTATCTTTTTCATAACTTGTTGGTGCTGTTTTTGTTTTTTCTTTTGATTTAGAAAGTGCTTTTGATGCTGCCTTTTTTAATTTGTCAGCAAAAGCTGTTTTTTTCTTTTGAGCTTTTTTTGCTTTAGGACTTCCTTCTGGTGCATGTGTTCCAAATTTTATTGCTTTTTTCATTGCATCTTCACTATCAAAAGTTGAACTATATCCTGTAGCAAGACTGACTGCTTGATAATTTTCTTTTAATTTTAATTTTTTCTTATCTGTATTGTCTACATTATCTTCACCAACACCAGGAAATACAGGAGTTTCTACTTCGACACCAGTATATCCATTACCATCAGGTGATATACCCATCCATTTTATTAGTTTATATCCTATATTATGTAAAACGGTATTTTCTATATGATTTTTATATTCAGCAATCGGGTCTTCTACACCAAATCTAGAACCATAATTACCTGCACTAGTACGACCATATGCAACTGCTGGTACAGTATTGTAATTTAAAGTATAATCTAAATCAGGATTTATTGCATTATTACTCAGAATGTGGTGAACCACTTCCCACCCATCATTCTTATACATATCATCAATCCACTTTTTAGAAAATCTCGTATACTCATCAAAACCTCTGTAAAAAGTTGGTGGGCCATCATCCGTTGGACTACCTGCAGTAGTGGATTCACTTATCATATTTTTTATATCATTGTCTATGATAAAATTATCCATTACCTCAAATAGTTTTCTAAATTTATTAGTCATCATATTATAGATACCTTTATCATAGTATCCAAATACCTTTTTAAATCCTTTTACCCTTTGGTCATCTCTTACATTCGGGTCACCTAGTAATTTTCTCATCATAGTTCCACTAACTTTACCAAATTGTGGAGCAGTTGTGATATATCCATGTGTTTCAAAACCCTCTAGGTTTTTCTTATTCTTATTGAACTCTTGGTAGTAAGTTTTACCACCACCTTTTTTTGTACCACCTTTTAATCTACCAGCATCTTTTTCTCCAAAAGCATAAACGACTGCTGTAGTATCTGAATTAAATTTTTTCAATAAATTTTTAGCAACGTATGGTGACTTTTCCATGACAATACGATTTTTTGGAATACCCATCTTTACCATGTGACGGACTTTTTCTTTGAAGTCCATTGGATGTCTTGGTAATTGTTTAATATTAGATGTAGTTATATAAGCTTCGTCAACTTGTTTTGCTAACCACTTGTACGTAGCTAGATGTCCACTATGAAATGGTTGAAATCTACCACCAAACACACCGATGACTTTTTTGATTTCTTTTTGTTCTATCAGTCTGACATCAAATCTTTTCTTTGTCTTTTCATCTCTTACATGAAAGATAGATTTACCTTTCTTTTTCATATGTCCTATGATTGTCCAATCACCAGATTCTCTTTTCTTATCAAAACTTTTATTCGTTACAGTCTTTTGAACTTCGTTTACTTTTTTGTAACCACTACCATAAGGAACTGATGTGTTCCCTTTCTTCTTCATCTTCTTAACCATCTTACGACTTGGTGATGGTAATATACCAGCAGGTGCTCCGAACTCCTCATTCTTCTTTTTAGTTTTCTTTTTCATTTTATTGATGTAAGCACGATAGACAGCAGCTTGTGAAGCCTTACCCATCTCTCTAGCTCTCTGTTCCATAGCGACAGCAG